AAAAATGATAGAAATAATAAAAAAATTCGGAAAAGACGTTTGGGTTTATCTTTGGGGAAAAACAGAGGTAGACGAAAAAGCAATCGCAACAATTAAAGAAATCAAAAGAAGAGCTAAATTAACCCATGAAGAATTACATGACGTGATTAAAGCTTTTAAAGAAGTTGGAAATCAAATTGGTGATATTGATAATGCCTTAAAAGGTGAAGAACGTAAAGGAAGAAAAAATGGAAAGAATAAGTAAACATATATCATATCCAGAAGCTATTCATTCTAATACTGCAAAAAGAAAAGGTATAGATAATACACCTGGTGAAACACAGGTTGAAGCTATGAAAAATTTAGCTGAAAACATTTTTGAGCCATTAAGGAATTGGGTGGGTGGACCGATAAAAGTTAACTCATTCTTTCGTTCAGTAACTCTTAATGAATCAATTGGCGGAGCTTCTTCCAGCCAACATTGTAAAGGTCAAGCAATAGATATTGACGATGTTTATGGATACAAATCTAATGCAGAGATGTATAATTGGATTAAAGAAAATTTAAACTTTGATCAAATGATTTGGGAATTCGGAACAGATATGCAGCCGAATTGGATACATGTATCATACGTATCAGAAGAAAAAAATAGAAATAAGTGTTTAAAAGCATATAAAGAACACGGTAGAACAAAATATAAAATAATATAATGACAGGAAATCAAAGAGATAAAGGTAAGGTAATATCAGTTTTAATATTAACATTAATAGTGTTGCTAGGTTTTTTATCTAGTTGTACGTCTTTAAGAACAGCGCCTTCAAATACTATAAAAGTACTAGCGGTTACATCTGAAGGTGATACGATACAATTAGATATTAATTCATTAAGGCCTAGGGTATATCAAAACATATACCATACTTATCCTTATTATCATAATTACTGGAGACCATCTCCATATTATACTGGAGGTAATATGTATTATCAAGGATCAATAAGTGGACATACCTATAAGCCTAGTAGTAGTAATAACACTAGTACTAGTAATAATAATAGTAGTAGTACTCAGGTTGGTTCAGGTTCTGGACCAAACACGTCCTCACCTATTCTTAGTAACCCGCCTAGTAATCCAGCGGCAACTAATCCTAAAAAAAATAACTAAAAAATAAAACAAACTAAAAATGCCTAGAATTCACACAATAACAACAGACACAACCATGAATGACGCCGATATGGTGTTAGGAACAGATGGTGCAACAGGTGCTAATAACGCTACTAAAAACTATACGTTTAGCGCTATGAAAGCACATTTCTTAACAAATCCATCGGTAACAGGAAACTTAACAGTTGCGGGTAATACTAGTATAGGTGGTACTTTAGCCGTAACAGGTACTTCAACATTTACAGGTGAAGCAACATTTAATGGAAGTATAAATTTTGGTGATGCAGATACTGATAACATCTTTTTTAACGCTGATGTAAAATCTCATATTATACCTGATCAAGACAATACTTTTGATTTAGGTTCTTCTACAAAACAATGGAGAAATTTATATGTTACTGGAACCACTAATTTAGATGTTGTTAATATTGAAGACACATTACAAATCACTGGTGTTACAGCATTTGGTGTTGATGATACAGGTGTAGACGTTAAGTTCTTTGGTGCTACAGCTGGTAGATTTTTACACTGGGATGAAAGTGAAGACCATTTACTTTTCGCAGATAATGTAGAAGCACGGTTTGGAAATGATGAAGATATGTATGTTGTACATAGTGGAGCAGTAGGGACTATAGAAAATACTACTGGAGAATTAATAATTAAAAGTGCTAGTGATATAGTTATATCAAATCCTAGTGCGGAATACATGAGAACCGACATAAGTGAGGGTTATACATTATTTAGTAGACCAGTAAAAATTGGAAGTTGGATTACTGATGATACAACATTTGATAGTGATGTAACATTATCATCATCTTCGCCACAATTACATTTAACAAACACTGGCACAGCCGCATCAAACTGGGTATCATTTAATACATCAGCGGGTCGTCAAGGATTTGTTGGACAAGGACATACAGGACAACAAATTGGTTTATTTGCAGATAATGCAGAAGTAATAATTAGTTCTTATGGTGCGACAGCTCTTACACTTGGCGCATCTCAAGCTGCTACATTTGCTGGGAACGCAACTATTAGTGGTGATCTTGTGGTTACAGGATCAGTAAATCTAGCTGGATTAGATCTAACGGATAATGAAAAATTAAGATTTGGTACTGGAAATGATCTTGAAATATATCATGATACTAATCATAGTTATATAAAAGAAAAAGGTGATGGAGATTTAAAAATACAATCAAACAATAAAATGGAGTTCTCAATCGATGCTACTCCATATTTTGATTTGTTCGATGGAAGCATAAATACTATTAGACCAATAGTAGTAAGTAGTGCTAGTGCACACATAAGTTTACCTGATAATGCAAAACTTCAAATTGGTACTGGTAATGATCTTCAAATATACCACGATAGTACACATAGTTATATAAAAGAAGCTGGAGATGGTGATTTAAGAATAGAAACAACAGGTAGTGTTGTTGTTAAAGCACCTAATGATGTTGCTGCTGATCTTGAACTATGGGCAGACAATGGAGATAATCATTCTGATTACTGGAAATTAACAGCTCAAACAGATAATGTATTTGAAATACAAACTAAAGATGGTGGATCATGGGCACCTGTTATAGAACTAAGTGCTAGTGATAAAAGAACATATTTAAAAGGTGGTTTATATCTTCCTGGTACAATACAAAATAACCATTTTACAATACCGAATGCTGCTGGTACTTCTGGTCAGGTTCTTAAGTGGCCAAGTTCAGGTTCAACATTAGAGTGGAGCGCTGCTGATAGTATTCCTCATATTAGAGAAGGTGCTAACTTTAGTGGTTCGTTAATAGTTGGTCATACAACAACAGGTAGTTTAGTTAATGCGGAAAATAATACCGCTTTAGGTATAGGCGCGTTAGACGCTATAACTTCAGGTGATTTTAACGTAGCTTTAGGTTGGAATGCTGGTACTGCTTTAACTAACACTCACTTTAATGTACTTATAGGTGCTAAAGCGGGTACAGCAATAACTACAGGGCTTTCAAATATTGCTATAGGTTATGGTGCTTTAGAATTTGAAGATGAGCATGGTCATAATGTTGCAATAGGACACAAAGCTTTAAACAAACTAAATGCTGGTGTAAGTGCTTTAAACGTTGCTATAGGTTTTGAAGCTGGAAAAACATTAGTAACAGGTGTTAAAAATACTCTAATAGGTACCCATGCTGGTACAGCAATGAGTACGTATTATGAAAACGTGATTATTGGAGAAAGCGCAGGTGAATCATTAACTGGTACCGCAAATGGTGCAGAACATACTGGTTCTAAAAACGTTATAATAGGTTGTGAGGCTTTTGATTCACACACAACTGGTGCTAATAATGTTATTGTTGGACATGGTGCTATGACTGCTATGGGTAGTTCCTCAAGTAACAATGTTGTTATTGGAGGTTATGCCGGAAGTAGCATGTCAGGAGGATCAAATTCAAACACTATTATAGGTTGGGGCGCTGACGTTGGAAGTGGTGGTGATGATAATTCAATTGCTATAGGTAAACAGGCTGAAGGTCATGGTTCTCATATAGCGGTAATAGGTAATACTGATATAACAGCTTGGCATCCTGCTGATGATAATGGTGTAGATTTAGGTTCTACTTCTTACTCATTTAAAGATTCTTATGTACAAGGAAGATCTAATGCTGGTAACTTTAAAATAGATGCATTAAATACAGCACCTTCTTCAGCTAGTGATACTGGAACTTTGGGTGAAATAAGATATACAACTGATTATATTTATATATGTATAGCTACAGATACTTGGAAAAGATCAGCAATAGCTACTTGGTAATAAAAATAAATAAAAAAAAGGGGATCTTTCGATCCCCAATTTTTAACAAACTAACTAAACTAACCGTCGCAGCTTAAACACTGCTCACTCATAGCATTCTCAGCTATGTCTCCTCTAAGGACTGATTCAGTCCTCATATAATATAATGTCTTAATTCCTTTCTTCCAAGCTTCTAAGTGGATTTTATTAATCCATTTAGGATCTGCTTGTGCTGGAAATGCTAGATTCAAACTTACTGATTGATCTATGTATTGTTGTCTTATCCCAGCTTGATTAACTAACTCTAGTTGATTAATCTCCTTAAAAGTTTTAAATACATCTTTAATAGGTACATCATGATCACCTATTAATACTTTATCTAATTTCTTAATACCTTGTATTGAGCCTCCATCCCTTAAGATTTGATCCCATATTTTTTCTGTATTAAGTTCTATATCCTCTAAACATTGTTCTAATGTAGGATTCTTTCTAATAAAAGTTCCTTTAGCAGATTGGTCTGTAAACACATTTGCAGCCCATGGTTCTATTCCTGGTGAAATGTTTCCAGCAAGCTTGCTATTACTGACAGTGGGAGCAATAGCACGTAAGTGAGTATTGCGAAACCCAGTACCAACACACCACAAAGGCTCGCCAAAAGTTTCAGCGAGAGCCATCGAAGCCCGTTCAGATTCAATTTTGATTTGTGAAAATATTCTTCTTGTTTCATATTGTGATAATAATCCTTCGAAAGGTAATCCCTTCTGTTGTAAATAAGTATGCCAACCTAAAACACCTAATCCTAAAGCTCTACCTTTTTCAGCAGATCTCACAGCGTTTTCAAATCCTTTTCTATTTTTAGCATTTTGAATAAACTCTTCTAATACACCATCTAGAAACCATACACTATCATATATTAAATTGCTATCTTTCCAATCATCATATTTAGATAGGTTTAAACTAGACAAACAACATACAAATGAATGATTTTCATCTGTGTGTAAAACGATCTCTGAACATATATTAGTCATAAATACTTTTAAAGCATTTTCTTTATACTGAACAGGGTTTTGTTTATTAACATTGCCTTTAAACATTATATAGGGTTCTCCAGTTGCTTTACGTTTCTGAAGTAACTTACCCCATTTACGTCTCGCAACTTTATCTCCTGCCATAAGTTTTCTCATAAACTTATCACCAATAGTTGTACATTGGTGTAGGTTTAATGATTGTCTATTTACATCACCTTTAGGCTCTCTTATTTCCAACCAGTCTTCCCAGTCTTTATGTTCTATATTTAAATTAACAGAAGCAGCACCTCTTCTTACCGCTCCCTGGTTCGTTGCTAGTATACTAGAGTCATACACTTTGCAAAAAGGTACAACACCATCTGAGGTACCGTTCATTGTGATCTCTGATCCTGCTGGTCTAATTTGATTTATACCAACTCCTACACCTCCACCGTGCTTCGCAAGAAGCATCATCTCTAAATTCTTCGTTCCAATATCATAAATACTATCGGCAACATCAATACCAAAACAAGATATAGGTAATCCACGGTCAGTGCCAGTATTAGAAAGCACAGGGCTAGCAAGACAAAGCCAACCTTTCCATATGTATTCAAAAAATCTTTCCTCCATTTCCGGTTTCTTGATTCTTTTCGCAACCGTTCTAGCGACTCTTTGATAAGCTTCTCTTGGCGTTTCTCCATTATATAAATACCCTCCTTGTATTGTTTTTTTGTACACATCAGCTTCTGCCCACTCTGGGTAGTCCTGACCTTTTTTCCATCTATTACTCCACATGTTATGTTATTAAGTGTTTTATCCAGGCCATAAGCCCATTAATATTTAATGCTACTAAGTTCCATTGTTTTCTTGATGCTACTTGGATTAACACACAGCAAAAACCAACTATGTATAGCATTGGCTCTATCGTCCACTGAGCAGCAACTAAAAAACCTGCGCCCATATATCCTATTCTACTAGCTAGTCTTTCGCTAGGTGTTAATCTTTTATTTCTTACTAATTTGTCTATTATTCCCATATGTCTTCGAAATCTTCTCCCTCGTTTGCTTTGCTGTAATCAGTTGGTCTGATTGCAAAGAAATCCGTATGGGTGTGGCCACCTGTAAGATGGTAGAACCAATCCAGGTTACTTGCGGCTTTATTATTGTATTTGAAGGTTCTTTTATACCCAAGTTCTTGTAGTTTTTCATTTGTTCTTTTTCTTACAAATTGTTTTAAATCAAATGCTTTTAGGTTTTCTATATCACCCATCTCAAACATTTTGTCTATATAATTTTCTTCTAATTCTACCATTATTTTAGCTGCCTTATAAATATCCTCTTTACAATCTTCTAATAATGTAGGAATTTCTTCACACATATGTCTAAATAATACACAACCCATTTTTGAATGTAATGATTCGTCTCTTACAGACCATTTCATTTGCTGTCCAATTCCTTTGAGAAGATTACGCAACTGAAAAGAATAAAGGATTGCAAAAGCGGAATATAAAGAAACTCCTTCTGCGAAAGCAGAGAAGATAGCCAATGAACGTCCGATTCCCACGGGTTTGGAGCCGTTATATGCAACAAGATTGTCAAAGCGAGCAGCAGTAGCTGGCTCATGTAAGAAAGCTTCGAAATCTTCAAGTCCAAGTGTTTCATTTAAATAAGAATAAGCGACGGCGTGTACTGT